TTAGACATTGGTCGTAATGTTACAAAAGGTTTAGGTGCTGGTGCAGATCCAGAACAAGGAAGATTGGCAGCAGAAGAAAATTATGAAGACATTAAAGATTTAATTGTAGGATCAGATTTAGTATTTCTAACAGCAGGCATGGGTGGTGGAACTGGAACAGGAAGCATACCAGTTGTATCTAAAGCCTCAAAAGAAGCAGAAGCGTTAACTATTGGAATTGTAACTACACCATTTGCATTTGAAGGAAATAATAGAATGAAAAATGCGTTAGCGGGTATAGAAAAATTAAAACCTAATGTAGATACTATTATTACAATACCTAATGATAATTTATTATCAATGTTAGATCCAAGAGTATCAATGGTAGATGCATTTGCAGAAGTTGATATGGTTCTATTAAAAGGTATTGCTGCTATTACTGATTTAATTACTACCCCTGGATTTATTAACGTAGACTTTGCAGATGTTAAGCGTGTAATGAAAAACGCAGGAACAGCATTTATGGGACTTGGATCTGGTTCTGGAAAAGATCGTGCTGATATTGCAGCAAAATTTGCAACCTCAAGTCCAATCTTAGATATTGATTTAAGAGGTGCAAAAGGTGTCCTGTTATCAATCGCATCATCATCTAATATTACTATGCAAGAAGTAAATACAATTGCCTCAGTAGTTTCTAGTCAAGCACACGAAGACGCTGATATTATATTTGGAACAGTTTTAAATGAAGAATTAGGCGATGAGATCAGAGTTACTGTTATAGCAACAGGATTTGATCATGAATGATATTCAGTGGACATTTGGAATAATAACAATATACGAAGATAAAGAAAGACTATTAGATATCATAGATAGTATAAGAAGAATGAATATACCAGAGTATGAAATTCTTTTTGTAGGTAGTGGAGATAGTTCTGGCATAGAAGGATCAGATATTCGTAAGATAGATTTTGATGAAAGCATAAAGCCATTGTGGATAACAAGAAAGAAAAATATACTTGTGCAAAACGCTAAGTATGAAAATGTAGTTGTTATGCATGATTATAATAAGTTTGATGTTGATTGGTATGAAAGTTTTAAAAAGTTTGGTACAGATTGGGACATATGTTCTTGTCCACAATTTTTAATAACAGGGATGCGTAACCCTATGGACTGGTCTTTATGGGATAAGCCTGGATATGGAAGAGCATGGTCTTTAGATTATAGGGATTGGTCTCAAACTCAATATATGTATATTTCTGGTGGATTCTTTATAGTTAAAAAACATGTAATGTTAGAAGAGCCACTTAATGAAGAACTACTTTGGAATCAAGAAGAAGATGTTGAATGGTCTATGAGGGTTCGTAATAAATATGTAATGAAATGTAATGGCACTGCCATAATCAGACATAACAAATGGCATAGACATGCAGGACCGAAGCCAGCACATGTTAAATAATAAATTAGTTATATTTGATCTTGATGGGGTATTGATAGACTCAAGAGACATTCATTATGATGCTTTAAATAGTGCATTAGTAAAGATTAATCCTAAATTTGTTATAACTAGAGAAGAACATTTATCAAAATATGATGGACTTGGTACTACAATGAAATTAAAAATGTTAACAGAGTTAAAAGGTTTGCCAACAGAATATCACGATCAGGTATGGCAAGAAAAACAAAAACAAACAATAGATATTTTACAAAAATTACCAGTAAACAAAACAGCCTTATCAATAGTTAAAAGATTAAAAGAAGATAATTGGAAAATTGCGGTAGCAAGTAATGCAATTAGAGAAACTGTTATAACAGCGTTAGATGCAATAGGCATACTAGGATATGTACAATACATTGTAAGTAACGAAGATGTAAAACATCATAAACCGTACCCTGAAATGTATTGGAAATGTATGACGGCATTAAACACTTTGCCTGAAAATACAATTATTGTAGAGGACTCCCATATTGGTAGACAGGGTGCTATAGCCTCTGGAGGGCATCTATACGGCATTAAAGATGCAGATGATTTAGATAAGGATAAGTTCTTTGATATGATAGATAGATTCGAAATGAAAGGAAGAAGCCAGGTGCCTTGGAAGAATGAAAAGATGAATGTTCTTATACCGATGGCTGGTGCTGGATCAAGATTTGCACAGGCAGGGTACACTTTTCCTAAACCATTAATTGAAGTAAAAGGTAAGCCTATGATTCAGATGGTTGTAGATAATTTAAATATAGATGCTCATTATGTATTTATAGTACAAGAAGAACACTATGAAAAGTATAACTTAAAACAAGTATTAGGTTTAATAAAACCAGGATGCGATATCGTAACAATTAATGGAATAACTGAGGGTGCAGCAGTAACAACCTTATTGGCAAAACAATACATTGATAATGAAGAGCCATTGTTAATTGCTAACTCAGATCAAATAGTTGAGTGGAGTAGTAACGAATGTCTTTATGCATTTGGTGCAGATGAAATTGATGGTGGCATATTAACCTTTAAAGCAACTCATCCTAAGTGGTCTTACGCTAAAATTGGTGACGATGGCTTTGTATCAGAAGTAGCAGAAAAAAATCCTATCTCAGATAATGCAACAGTAGGTATTTATTATTGGAAGCGTGGATCAGATTATGTAAAGTATGCTGAAGATATGATAGAAAAAAATATTAGAACAAACAATGAGTTTTACGTTTGTCCAGTATTTAATCAGGCAATAGCAGACAATAAGAGGGTAAGAGTAAAAGAGATAAAAAAAATGTGGGGTATAGGAACACCAGAAGATTTAAACTACTACTTGGAGAATAACTAATGAATAGAAATAAACAAGACTATCTTAATATGCAAAATAAATATTACGATCAGTATGCAGCAGTTTGGAGTTTACAATTTAAAGATCCAGTTGTAGGATCATATGATGCACACAACAATTGGCCAGACTATGATACATATTTATTTAAAGACTTTGACACAACAGGAATGATAGCATTAGATTACGGATGTGGTCCAGGTAGGAATTTAGTAAAGTTTAATGATAAATTTGAAAGAATTGACGGAGTAGACATATCTAATATTAATCTTGAAAAAGCAAGGGTAAATTTAGAATATAGTAACATTCCTATCCCTAATCTATATCATACATCTGGAGACAACCTATCTATGATAGAAGACAATGTATACGATGTTATGTTTGCAGTAATTTGTTTTCAACATATATGTGTACATGAGATTAGATTTAATATATTAAAAGAAGCATATAGAGTATTAAAGAAAGGCGGAAGACTTTGCTTTCAAATGGGATACGGTGGAAAAGAAAATATTCCTACCGCAAATTATTATGATAACGTTTATGAAGCAGCAAGCACAAATGGTCATGCCGATGTTAGTATCACTAACGAAGAAGAACTAAAAGATGATTTGCTAAATAAAATAGGCTTTAGAAACTATAAGTCAGACTTAAGACCGACAGGTCCTGGAGATAATCATCGTCAATGGATTTGGGTACAAGTAGAAAAATGAGATACATATCACATAGAGGAAATTTAACTGGCCCAGTATCAAGAGACGAAAATAATCCATTTTATATTGATGCTGCTATTCTTGCTGGATACGAGGTAGAAATAGATTTAAGAACTAACCTAGGACAATTATACCTAGGACATGATGACCCAGATCATTTTGTAGATTTACAATGGTTAAAAGATAGAAAAGATAATTTATGGATTCACTGTAAAGATTATAAATCTTTAGAAACATGTGTAGATAATGACTTGCATTGTTTCTTTCATAACATAGATGACTATACAATAACAAGTAAAGGATTTGTTTGGGGATACCCTGGAACTCCGAAGGTATCTGATTGTTCAATTTTAGTAATGCCAGAAAAAAATCAAGGTACAAAGTATATTAAAGACTTAGGATACTTTGGAATATGTTCTGATTATATAGAAGAAATAAGAGATAATGATGTTAAAGCCAGTTGATTATAATAAACATTTTGTTATAGGCACACCACTGGTTGCTTGGAAATGTGATAGATCTGAGCATATGACTTGGATACAAGATAGGATTAATATAATTAATAAA